TCAACAGAATAATACTGCTGCATATTAGACACTGCCATTTCTAGCGTATTCTTCTTACAAGTGTCTAAATTCTCCATCTGCTCCATTAAGGTATTCATGCCTTGACGAATCCTAGTCTGTACAGCAAGTCCTGACTCTGTAGAAGAGGTGGCCCTACCCATCATTGGGTCTGTAGCACCACTGATCTCTTTTGCATCAAAGTCACTTCTCTGTTCAAACGAAGCAATCGTTGGTACAAGTGCTGTATGCTGATTAGACCATTGACTCATAAAATCAGATATTCTACCCTTAAATCCAGGTATTCCTATCCATTCTCCATTCGCTGAAGCTCTATTCATCTGGTCTGCAGTAACCTTGTTTCCTGTAAAGATACCACCACCCTTTGGAGAGCGATTAATAATATCTAAGGCTTGTGACCTACGCTTATTCTTCTCTCTTTGAGGGTCTTTTAAATTCTCTACCAATCCAAATGTTTCTACAGTATCACCATAATCTTCAAAGGTATAGAAGAATGGTATTAATGGAAACTGATTATGTCTATATGGATTTGGTGTTTTTTCCTGTAAGACCCTTGCACCTGCAAATACAGTTACATAGGTCTTAGGAACGCTTTTAGAAACCACATTTAACTCTACAGGAGCAACTTCCATCTCAGGTCTTTCCATAATACTTCTAATCGCTTCATTGGCTTTACGCTTGGTCTTGAAACCTTCCTGAGAAAACCGTCCTGTTTGTGGATTAACTAAGTAAAATTCTTTTTCGTACTCTCTTTCCCATAACTCAATAATTCTTATCTTCTTACGATGTGCATCCATGTTGTAGGCTTCCATGCTTTTAAAACCGTAATTAGGATCTACATTCTTATATTTGTCGCCTAACTGTATGCCAGTTAAAGATTCTTCACCAATTAAAGACTCTTGTATATCTTCAGCGTTTTTAACATCCCTCAGTGCATCTGGAAACATATCCTTTGCTTTAGAGATAGATAATAGTTTAGTACGAGCTAATCTACCCCACTGTGAACAATCAGGAGTAGTAGCCTCTGGATCCATTAATACATTGGCCCACGACTCTCTTCTAATATTTATCTTACTATCAAAGTATTCGCCTGGTTCTACAGAAAGGTCTACCCATCCTCTACCTGTAATTACACCGTCCTTAAAAACACGACTAAATACATTATGTAAAGACTGGCTTTTATCTAAATGATATAAAAGCGAAGTAATTAACTTTGCTTCATTATCATCGTTCATTTCCACGGGTCTGGCACGGTATGATGTTCTGCCTTGCCTTTCAATACCAGTCACTAGGTTTACTTTCGGAAGGATGATGTTGAGCTGAAGGGGAGGACGTCCCTCTGCTCTTAGCTTTGATATATCAGCATTATCCCATTGTCCAGTTCCGTACCCACCCGTATAAAAATACATAGATTCTCTTGCAGATTGCATAAATGTCCTATTGCTGCTCTGCATTGCTTGAAATACTTCGTGTAAATATGATAAATCGCTCATGTACCCATCCAACTTGTTGTGCGTTTAAAGAAACTCGGTGTTTTGTACGAGCTTCTGCGTTTCGGTTTATTTGAACCTTCTACCGCATGAACTAAATATCTAACGCAGTCCATAGCGTGGTCATTCTTTTTCACAGGCTCTTCTGGTGCGCTTTTCTCGCTATGCCCATGCTTTAATTCTTTCCATTTGTAATCCATGATCTCGTCTAAGAGAAATCCCATATTTCTAACATCAAAGAACTTTAATTGACAGTGACCGTTCTTATCAGTCGTTAAATAGCGTGCTACCCTGTCAAATCCTGCTCTTTTATCGTTATTGGCTCTCTCCCACTCAATACCATACTCTTCCCACTCATCGGCAATAGAGTAACCGTCCCTCTCTGTTCTATTGATGGACGGATCGGCAATAAACTCATAGTCCATACCAGTCTCTAACCTATCTTCTACCATCGGTACTATCTCATCTATCCTCATCTCATCACCATAAACAATGTCATAAACAAAGATATTCTTCTCGTCATCTACCGCTGCAAATAAAATGCAGGTCGGATTTTTATAACCATAGTCGTAAACCACATATCTATTCCACCACTTGGGCATTTCAAAGGGTTTTATCACATGAACCTTTTCGTCAAACATCGGATAAACCAAACCTGCAAAATCGTCCCAACTGCAATATACATAGCGATTCACCCACATTGGAGGCATGGAGAGTAAATGTTTGATGTAGTCTGCAGGGAGGTGTGGGTTATCGCTATAAACTCGCACTTCTTCATCTGTCTTAGGAGCAGGTGCATCTGGTGTCCAAGTCCTGGTTTCAATTAATCTATAGTCCCCTTTTGTATTATTTTGCTTTTCTTTATATTGTTTAAACTTTTTCCATACCCAATCATGTCCTGCAGGGTTACAAGTATGAAAACTGCAACGCATTACACCCTTCTTCCTTAATTGACCTGCCGCAGCAATAAATGTACTCTCTGAAACTTCTTCTAACTGGTCAAAGGCATACCAACCTAGATTCATCGATTTAATACGCTGTATCGAGTCCCTAGAGTCATCTAAGGCCATATATACAATCCTAGAACCATTCTTAAAGATGATCTCTCTATCTTGAGACCTGTGCTTGGAAACAAAACCACCTGCTAAGTCCAGAAGTTGAATTAGTGTTGATTTCTTGAACGCATCGAGTACCTTACGTCCCATTAAGCCTAAGTTATTCTCGTAAGCTGCACTTTGTTGGATAGCTTCCATGCACATGGCCTCGGTCTTTCCTGTTCCTAAACTGCCTGCAAGCAAGTGATGCTTGCTCCAACCTGTATATAAATGATATTCCTGCTGATGAGGTAATGGATCGGTCGGAGTTCCATCAGGGAACTTATAGGTTACTAAGATGTCATCATTCATGCTGTGTTCTTATATAACTCTTTCCAGTTTATTGGCAAACTACCGTCCGTTTCTAATTGAAATATTTTAATTGCCACATCGACAATTTCTTTAGATTCTACTTTATCTAGTCCGTATAACTCTCGCAATATGTCAAGTAAGAAGTCTCTAGGTGATAAATATTGTATATTTCCTTCATTATCAACTGCATAAGGATAATACCTCATTTGACATTCTTGATCATTTTAGCACGGTCTTTTGGAGTAATTCCTGCTACCATGACATTTACTTGCGTGTTATTGTTTTGCATTCTGTCTCTATATTTGTGGGGGTCTAGGGCCTTTAACTGAAAGATACGCTCTGCAGTATTCTTCCCCTCAGAAGCCTGCTCATACGATAACTTTTCAAGACCATCTAGTCTTTCTTGATTAAATGATTTGCGAAGGACATCAACAGCTTGTGCAAACTGGGGGTCGTTCTTCATCGCATACTGGATACTACCATAGTAATACCCCATCTTATTTGCCGCTATGGAAGGAAATCCATGACACTCTACCATTGTCTTTAAAAAGGCATCTTTCTTATCTTCTGTAAAGCGTACCTTTTTACCTGTGTCGATCTGTAGAGTGTTTAAGAAATTGGCATAATATTCGTTGTCGTGAAGGTTTTTGACCGCCTTTTTAACAGCTGACTTCTCCATTTCCTTTGTTGATTTTTTTCTGTGTGCGTCCTTCAAATTGGTGTGAATATATATTACAAATATCATTACATAAAAGTTATAATTCTTGTTATTGCGACATTTACAAAAGCGATGTTTTGCTGAGAAATATGTACGGGTGATAACATATATACCCCTCGCCTCGCAGATTGTCGGGTATGGGGGGGGTGGTGTCCCTCGATAAACTCGCCGTCCCACCTCGCAACACCTTATAATTATTTAAATCAATTCTATTTCTGCCGTCCCTTTTAACTTCAATTATAGCTGCACTTATCACTGATCATATCACATAATACTTTATAGTTTATCCCCTCGGCTTTATTACATTCTATTACATATCATTACAAATATTTCATTGTGAGGCTTACTTTTGTTAGTAAGTTAAGGGAGTCAAATAATCACAAATCATAAACGCTTGAGGAGGCAATATGAAACATAGTAAGAAAATAGAACAACTTGCATACGCTAAGAGAAACTTAGTTGGAGAGTATGACGCATTAATAAAAAAGCATACTAGTATAAAAGATATAGTTCAACGAAATACAATACTTGAAGAGGCTTTGTTGGTGTCTATTCATGCAATAGAAGAAGTAATGAAAGCATTAGAAGAAGAAAACAACTTTCTTGCAACTCTTTTTAAGGGGGCAAAGTAGGATGCGGGATATAAAAACAACTTATTCAGATATTACCCTTACACAATCCACTAAGTTTAAAATTGCTAGACTTCATGACAATCAATTAGAACTTATTAAACTTCTCGATAGTTTATTAATTCCTGATGCTACCTACAAAGTCAATTCTAACGGGTACCATATACAAAAGTTTTTAAATTGGTTAATATATGGCGGTGATTTACCTTATTCAGTATTTCAAATAGGTAATTCAAAGCTACCCTTTTTAAGTTTTTCTAATTTACCCGTTATTAATTGTGTTGGTGCGGGTGAATGTCTTAATTATTGTTATAGTCTCAAAGCGTGGAGATATCCCGCAGCATTTTTTAGACAATTACAAAATACAATATTGATGTCTGAATTTCATATTATCGAGCGTGAACTTGAAAAAGTCATTACATCTAATAAGTTTAAAAATGTACCTAAAATAGACTTTCGTTTATATGTAGATGGAGATTTTAACACTACAGACCATTTAACAAATTGGATGAAATTATTAAAGAATAATCCAAGGGTAAACGCTTACGGCTATTCTAAATCTTTAAATGTCTTTAAAGATCTCATTAATTCAAAATATGACTTTCCTAGTAATTATGTATTAAATCTAAGTAATGGCGGAAAGTTTGATTACTTAAAGCCTATACTACAAAAGCAGTCTTTTGTTCGTGGGAATTTTACAGCCGTTAAAGGAACAAAAAAGACTATACGAAAGCAATTCAAGAAGAAAATTTTCATATGTCCTGGCTTATGTGGTTCGTGTACCTCGATAGGTCACGCTTGCGGGAATAATGAAACTTTTAAAGATATCGAAATAGTAATACCAATTCACTAATAAAGGAGAGTAAAAAAAATGCAATCAATAACAAATAAGTATTTAAAGAGTTTATTTAATTCAATTAGTAGTGAATTAATAGAACTAGTGAAACAAGCTGAAAAAATGCCGTATACAACGCAAAATAATTACGGGGAATATTTAAAGCTATTAACAATGTTAAAACCTGAAATAGGCTTAAATAATGCCGTTCAATTACTAGTAATGGCCAAGGGTAATAAGCAAGGCTTATTAGATGCAAAAAAGATAATTAACAATCAAGGAGCGTAAACAATGAATAAATATCTAATTATTTTAAACGAGGGACTAGGCAGAAGCGCAACTATTGGAACCTTAGACTCAGTTCTTGATGGTGGTGAGGCCATAAAACAATTATGGTTTAATTTAAAATTAATATTTAAAAATGATAAAAATGCATTTTTTGATTATTTAAAAATAGATGCAGATTATTTTAAAAATGAATTAAAAACATCTGACATTAAACTAAATAATGAAGATTGGATAATACAGATTTATGACTATGAAATTTCATTAATTAACATATCCGATTATAAAAGTATAAATGACATAGTAAAAACAATAATCAGAGGAGCGTAAACAATGAATAATATTTTAATAAAACGAACTTGGTATGGCAATATCTGTGTTAGGTATTACTCAAACCTAAAGCTATTAAGCACAATCAAAGATAATACATATTTAAAAAAACAATATATGTTTTATAATACAAAAGATGCTTTAAAAGACTTTAGAAACTATATCAAGGAGGCTCAATAATGCACCTAGAAATCATTTTAATCTGTGGACTAATACTAAGTCTACAACAACTAAGGATCATTGATTTAAAAGAAGATTTAAACCAATGGAAAGAAACTAGTTTATTAAATCAACGAGAGAGGCAAGTAAAATGAGCAAAATAAAAGAATACCATCTAAAACTAGATGAAGAAGAGACTAGAGAAGAGCAGAGAAAGGCTTTATTTGGTCGTATGTGTGGCAATCCATTA